CGTCAGCGTAACCTCTGGCGGTAGCGGTCCCGGTTTTCTGCGCCACGAAAATCTGAACGATAATCACTCCGACGTATCTATTCACGGGAGAGTCGGAGCCAATAGTTTTTCTTTGGCCGTCTCCGTCTCTAATTGTGAATCTAACCCAGGGAGATTTCGACTCTTTCGCCGACACTAAAGCCGTTGACTCAGGAATATTCTCAAACTCGATTGGAGTGGACGTCCAATCTGTTCCGAATTTAGTTTCCGCGAAATCTCGAAATTCCTCAAACGTCACTGGTGATCCTGTTTATGTCGCGGTCGATTTCCTCAAGCGTTACGGCAACCATTCCTTCGGGAGCTTTTTGTTGGCTGTTGCCGTCCTCAAGCGTTTCGATATATGGCAAATTATTTGAAATAAAAACCGTACTGAATGGGGTTATTTTGCTAAGTTCCGCCAGCTCTTGAAATGCGTAGGCGGTCGCCTCCTCTTCCGAAAATTCCGTGTCCTTCGATAATGTCGGGCTATTGCCCGCGTGTTCGAGCGTAATTACCCATGAAGCCCTCGCTCTGCCTGTTTTGACCGGCGTTTTTATAACGATACCCCTGAATGTCTCGAAAGCTATTTTTTTAATAACCAGTTCAGTTTTAACCCCGATTGATTTTCCGAATTTAGCCAAGTCTCGCTCGAATCCTTTTAGATCGCTCATTTATTCCTGAAAAGGCGGTTCCCAATCCTCTGGTAGATCAATTACCGAATAAGCGGATAAATCGATATAGCCCGCTTCTTCGAGTTCGATAGGCGCGGGAATATACCATTTTTCAGGGTCTTGCCCGTACGCTTGAACGGGATCGGCGTATCCCGTCGTCGAGCCGTTTTGCGTCTGCAATACGCCGCCCAGGTGACCGAGTATTTTTAAAGTTCCGATTTCGGCGTCACTCATGCCGCCAACGCTGTTTATTAGAGTTCCGTCCAATTTTTTGGTTGTTTCGCCAATTCCGACTTGCTGTTTTACCACGCCTATCCACACGAGGTCGGAAAACGCTCGCGCCTCAGCCTCCGCGCCGAATGATATAATTTTTAGAGGACCAGGCATCATATACCCCACGTAGCGTTCATATAATTATCATAATCAATCTTGCGCCCCGCCGAAAATATCTGCGGATAGGCTAAAAATTCCCCGGCCGTCATGTGCATAAAATTAGCGGGGGTGCTACTGCTGCCCAGAAACCAGTCCGTTATCGTCCCCGGAAACCCGAAACTCCCGGAGGCCAACAGCGTGTTATTGCGATACAACGCGGAGCTTGCCCCGTTAAATTCAACCGTGTAATAAACAAGGCTCAAATCAGGCGGCGTTTCGTTATGCGTTATGCTGCCGGAATCCGTTCCCGTCACGTATTCGCGAGGAAGTTGGGCTCCTGTGCGACCATCGTAATAAAAAACCCCATACGGAGGTCCGCCCGTGCTGTAGAATCTGGATACCGCGTTACCCTGATCAGAGTCTTGTCTGACCACGAAAAAAATAGTAAACGGAGGCGTTAGCGATAATGTCGAATTATTCAGATAATCGTTGACGCCATCCCATGAAACCGCGAATCTTCCGTTTAAAGTGGACGGAATAGGTTGATTAGCTACTAGCCCCTGCGGAAAATGTTCTCCATTCCCTGATTTGTCTAGCCAGCTAGTGATTTTTCCGCCTGAGGTTGTGGCTAAGTCTTTGAGCCACACGGAGGGCAAATCATCCAATGGGCTGAATTGCGAGCCGCTGCCCGCGAACGCCAGCCCCGATTTCCTAGCCAGAGCAAAAGGCGGACTCGCTCCCCCCGCAGGAGGAAATTGCAGTTTACCAAGTGGCATTTTATACGCCCGTGTATGATATTTTAGTCACGGTCCCGAATGATCTATCGTCTATCCTGGCGTAAACATTTAACGTTCCGGGATAGGACAAGGGCGAGTTCAGTTGGTTCAGCCCATGAAACGCCGCGTCAACGGCGGGTAATGTCGAGCCTAGATGGACCCTGACGTTCGTTCCCTCTTCAAGCGTCAGCATGCATGCGCCCGCGATAATTAATTGATAGGCGTTCGTCAGTGTTTTAACTGCGGTCGTGGCATCAGCCATTTATGGTCTCCTTACTTGAATATTATAAAGAACATCGGAGGGGTATTTCTCGATATTGATTATATCCCAATCAACGGAATCAACCCGCAAAAGCATTTCATCGGTAACGGCAGGGGTTATCTCCGACACTCTGAATAGAGCGTTTTTATCCAGTTTGCGGATGATTTGGCCGTCTATTTTGCTCAGTTCGTAGTCAATGAAAATAATTTCGGCGATCGGATAAACGGTTTCAGTCCCCGTCGTTTGTCCCGTTACGGTGTTATAGCCGCTGGCGGGAAGAACCACGTCGCCTGAAACGATAAAATCCGAGAATGTTTTAAATACCGCGTCAACGGTTTTAATGAAAACTCTGGTTAGATTGCAGCTCATACTCTGACCGTTTGAATTACCGAGGAAATCGTTTCTTTCCCGGCTCCGTACATGTCCCCGAATTCCTGAATCAAAACCATGACGGATGAAGACAAGGAGCTTTCTCTATCGTTTTTATCGAATTTAACGGATAACGGTCCGGCCTTAGCCTCCTGGACTCCGCAATTCGGATCGGCCGCTGTCGTCCTGTCGTCCTCGATTAAAAGAAACGCCAGTTCCGATTCCGCGTCTTTTACTTCCTGCGGGACAATATCGCTGTCGACGAAATAACCACTCTTATAAACCATTCCGTAGCGCGGCCAATCGAGGGCTTGAGTGTCGGACGCGATTTGACCGTTCCAGCACATATTTTTGTCAAGCGTTCTTGTCGCCCAGATTAAAGCGGCCTCTTTGGTGGCATCGCTGGCGGACGTCCATGCGGTATTATGGAGCCGTGTATCATGGTAATCGTCGGCCTCGATCAGCGTCGCGTAGCTATTAGACGTTGATCCGCCTGGGGTAACTATTAAAGCCATTATTCAACCGTTTCGATGATTTTTCCGGCGTCGCTCAAATTGGCCATCAAACCATCCTTGGATGTGCCGTTAAGCCCGAAATTTTTGGCATAATCACGAAGTTCATCACGGTTCATGAGTTCGGCTTGCTCTTTCGTAATCAAATCAATATCCGGATTCGGAGCAATTTCTTTTTTTGCTTCAAAAAGTTCGTGCTTCTTTTCATCAAATCTAGCCTCGTTGATTCTGATAAATCCGCCGTGGCCGTCTGAAATTTTAATCGTTTTAATCTTCATGTTTTATTGCAATCGAGTGTTAGAGCTCCCGGCAAATAGGAGCGAATAAAATTAACCGGCAAGACGGGTGACTTTTTCAGGTCTGGTGCATTTTCCGCCGTACAGCATATCAAGAGCCCACATAGTCTGCTTGTATTGCCGCGTGACTTCCAGTCGCATACTCAACCCGGTAAGCGGATCGGTCATGCTCTGCGACGCGATAGGCAGTCCAACCGCCTGGCCAACATCATCTAGCGGCCTGCTGGCGAACGCGAAAGCTTCAGCCAGAAACGCGAGGTTAACAACATGAGTGGCTTTGACGGTCACGGCCTCACTGCCTGCGAGCGCGATTTTCAGTCCCGGTTCAATATTGACCGTAACGTCTGAATTAGCGGATGCCTGCGTAGCATCGGCGGTCAAAACGTAGGTCTGAGTATCGCCGTCAAACTCAACGATATCGCCTTCAAGCAGGGCGCATGCTCCGGTAGAGGCGGCGGTCGTGCAGACAATCGCTTTCAGGCCGACAGCCTGGGCTGTCGAGGCTTTGGCGATCAGTCCGGTTGTGATCGTTCCGGCGGTATGAGTCGGGACTTGTTGGTCTTCGTAGAAATCGAAACCAAGTTTTCTGCCGATTATCCCGTCGGTAATAACCGCAGGATCGGCCGATTTACTGGCGTCTTGAAATGCTCCCAAATCAGTGGCCAGTGCTGCGGCCGCCGGGTCAAGAACCATTCTACGACCGCGCTTCGCGGCTTTCATTTCAGTTAGCCTCCTGGCCGCCTGCGTAGCGTCGGTGGTGGTGGCGGGAGAACCCGTGAACGGTGTCGTCCCGGCTGTTCCGCCATAACTGTAAACATCAATGTAAAAGCTGAAAATGTAGGCGTTGATTCTCTCCGCCATTGCCGTGGCTGCTGACCTGATACAGTCCGGAATCAATCCCTTCTCCGTAATCTTGATGTCTTTATCAGTCATCTCGAATGGAGCTTCATACCACTGATCTAGAGGAATTTGCACAGTCCCCGACTCGACGCCTGTGGTGGCGGGTTGATCTTGACTTGGGGTTACAGCGCGGGTGGTGATGGTGGGCGCGATTGGAACGTCAATTACAGAGCCTTTCCTAGCCGCCAACGGTTCATATTCAGTGTTGACGAGGCGAGGCATTACGGTGAGTCCGCGCATGACCTGGAGAGCCTGCGCTAGTAATTGAGGAATATAACTTGTGATAGTATTAGCCATTATAAAATCCTGTGCGAGGTTAGAAAATTCATTACAAAAACGCAGTCACCGACCACGATTCCACCCTAGCCCCGCTAAAATGGATTTTACTGATACGTTAATAATACAAAAAAGTAACAAACATTGCAAGTGGACTATTACCCAACGACAGTTTTTCCGCTTGCCAGCCCGTCGATAAAGTCGCCGCCTTCAGCCTGTTGAGAGGTGATTATTTTCTGCGGTCCCCCGCTTCCTCCACTTCCACCTGATCCTCCAGCCCCGCCGCCGGTGTGCCCTTCGAATAGATAAGGCGATGACTGCATAAGATTTCCGGCCCACTCCTCGGCTGTCAATGGCAATTTGCCATCTTTCCCGTAAAGCACGGTATCGCCGTCTTTAGCTATCGGAACCCCGGCCTCATTGACCGTCCAGACGCTTTTAGCTCTGGCGATGACATCGCCTAACGCGCCCTTGTGGAGTTTGCCGACATTGGATACGCCTTTTGAAATCACATCGTTTATGGCCAGATCGTTAAGTTTGGTTTGATAAGTGAGCGTTTGCGCTTCGGCAGTTTCCTTTCCAGTCGTCAACGCTTCAATTTGACCGGAAAACCTGGACTCGATCTCGCTGACTTTTTTCTGAAGCAGCTCGTCGAATTTGCCCGCGTCGGCGAGTCCTTTATTTTCCAGCTCGTCCAGTTTTTTCTGAGCGGCGGCGGCTTTGTCCGGGTCTATGCCCTTGAATTTAGCCAAATCAGC